AACTAACCGATGTTAAGAAACAGATTAAAGATGTCCAGACTACCGCTAAAGATAGCAATTCCAAAATCGACGAAGTGCAAGAAAAATTAAAAATTCACGATGAGGCGCATCTAAATACCATGAAGTTGCGCCTTGACCGTGATATGCGACGTGCTATTAATAGAGGGTATACCTCTAGAGATGAATTCTCCCTAGTAGAAAGCATGCATAAAAGCTACAAAACTCTAGGAGGCAATGGCTACATAGACCGTTTATTCAGCGATTTTGAAAAATTAGATATCAAAGAAGGCATCTTAATAGATGATTAGAGAGGGGACATAGAATGGGTTGTAACAAACGTAGAGTTAACGCAACCAATTTGGCTCGAATTGATGGTGGCGACCTTATTAAGCAAGGGGATTTGTCTTCTACTTTTGGATTTGAATTGTTAGATGAAAATTACCGTGTCATGACCTCGTTTGAAGGTCAAGATGCGGTTATTACTCTAACCAAGGGACAAGGCAAGTGGAAGACAACCGCTCCCGTCACTAGCCATTCTGTCAACTTTAATTTAGATAGTATTCTACCTAGCGGAAAATACCGAGTGGAAATCTCGGTTGGAGGGTATATCTTTCCAAGCGATAGAGATACTTATATTGAAATTGAAGACTCGGATAAAGAATTGGTCACAGAAGAAGTCCATGCTTTAAAAGAGCTGGATATCGCAGAAGAAGTAAAAAAACAACTTAGCGAAACCCAAGTAAGTCTGGAATTTCCAGACTTACTTATGCATTATAATTTAGGAAAGGTGTGAAAGAATGGATACAACAAAGTTGATTGAATTTGCCAGGGCTCTGGGTGTCGACCATAAAAAGTTGGAGAATTTAATCAATACAAAAATTGACAACGCAACGTTAATGCAAGCCATCGAGCAAGCGAAAACAGCAGTTAAAAATGACATTCTTGGTGATGGAGTATCTGAACAGTATGATACACTCAAGGAAGTCGCTGAAAAAATCGCCAACTTGAGTGGAGATGTTGAGACTGCAGTTGTGCAGAAATTGGCTGATCTCGGCCGTCGTATTGATGAGTTAGCCAACCTCGACTTAGTCGCAACCTATAACCAAGCGAAAGCGTGATTGCTATGAGCAATTTAGAGGAATTTGCTCAAGCGGTTGGTCGGGATGTCAAACGATTCGAAACGGATTATGCAAGCAAAGCAGAGCTTGAAGCGAAAGATTACATCCAAGGAAAATCTGACTATCAAATTTTGAAACATCAAGTGGAATCTTTAGTAAAGCAAACGCAGACTTTACAGGAGCAATTGGCTCTTGTTAAACCTGCACCCAGACGGGCGCCGATGGCTTATACTATCGACTTAAATAGCACCCCTCCAGTCGCTTGGTTCGATAACGGTTGTGGTCTAGATGTAGGTGGCAACCCTGTACTTTTAGGTAAAGATAGATATAAAGCGTGGGATACAAACGCTCCATGTTGGGATTTCCCAAACGCTATCCTGAGAACTTCACTGGCAATCATTGGTATAGATGTCTGGAAAAAAGTTGATTTCGCCTATTGGGGGGATGTAATCAAAGTACTGAATCCTATAAAATCAGCAGATGATTACGATTGGACAAGAGCTAGATTGTCAGAACAAGGAAATCTTGCTTTTTGGCGATGGAATAATCAAAAAAACGTCATTCGTGTGATGTATCAATTCGGTATATGGGACGCAAAGACCGTTGAAAGTTTAGGCGCAGTAAGGCGCTAGAAAGGAAAATAATATGATTAACTGGAAATTACGACTAAAAAATAAATTCTTTTGGCTGACTGCCATTCCAGCCTTCTTGCTTGTCCTGCAAGCTGGTGCAGCAGTCTTTGGATATCACCTAGATTTGGGTGATATCGGTAACAAGCTGATTTTGCTTGTCAATGCAGTATTCGTGTTCTTGACTGCTATCGGTTTGGTCAACGACCCAACGACAAGCGGAATCACAGACAGCACACGAGCGCTAGAATACAAGAAACCAAGTGAGGAGTAAGTTATGTCTAAGAAACAAGAAATGATTCAATTCTTCATTGATAAAGCTAACGCTGGCAATGGAGTGGATAACGACGGAGCTTATGGCTTCCAGTGTGCCGACGTGCCTTGTTACGGGCTACGTCATTGGTACGGTGTGACCCTTTGGGGGAATGCTTACAACTTGCTTGAGTCAGCACGTTCTCAAGGCCTGAAAGTCGTGTATGACGCTGACTATCCAAAGGCTGGTTGGTTCTTCGTGAAATCCTATATCGCTGGCGACGGTGTCAATTATGGCCATACAGGGCTTGTCTATGAGGACTCAGACGGAAATACCATAAAGACGATTGAGCAGAATATCGATGGCAACTGGGACTACTTAGAGGTAGGCGGCCCTTGTCGCTACAATGAGCGTTCAGTAAGTGAAATCGTTGGGTATATCGTACCGCCTGAAGAAGTTGAAACTGGCTGGCAACAGAACCAGTACGGCTGGTGGTGGGTTCGTGAAGACGGCTCATACCCAACTGAGAAATGGGAGAAAATCAATGACGTTTGGTACTATTTCGATGATAAAGGCTTCATGAAGCGTAGTACTTGGTTGAACTACAAAGATGCTTGGTACTGGTTCACGGATTCAGGGTCTATGGCTACTGGCTGGGCTCGTATCAACAACGCTTGGTATTACTTTGATGAAGACGGCAAGATGGTCACTGGTTGGATCAAGCATAAGCTGACTTGGTACTATCTTGACCGTAAGAATGGCAACATGGTATCAAATGCCTTTGTTCAGTCAGCAGACGGAACAGGCTGGTACTACCTCAAACCAGACGGAACAATGGCAGACAAGCCAGAGTTCACAGTAGAGCCAGAAGGCTTGATTACAGTTAAATAAATAGAAAGGAAACTTTCTAAAATGTATTTCTACCCCACAGGACTCGTTCTTGTGGGGATTTTTTCGTTAAAAAGAGCGAGAAATATTGACTTTTTTAAAGAAAGATGTCATAATTGAATTGGAAAAAACGTAAAAGTACCTCTTTCTCGTTATCCCGACTTCCAAAATGTCGTTAAACCGCTCGGAGATCCATGGTGACATGGACACATGGTAGTAAGCACGCTATGTGGCTTGGCAGAGCTAAAAACTGTTCCCTTGCGATAAGCCTAATAAGCACAACATAGGGAGTTAGAGAAGCGACTCTAATCATCCACTTTGGGCAGTAGTGAGAACTGCCCCGTGCTTTTTTATTTTGAGAAAATATGGAGTTTGTCGTTGGAATTACTTGATTGTGTTTTAGATTATCAAGAAAAGTTCGATGGAAAAACATGTCAAGTATCAACGAATTATAAGCATTTAGAGACTTTCGAAGTAGATTTTTGCTTGACTGATTTACATCACTTATTTGGCTTGCACAAAATCACACGAGATTATGCTAGTCAAACAATACCTGATATTCAAGCTGGTGTTTTTATTTTGGAAGAATATAAAAATAACCCCATGTATAATGATGTTATAGAAAGGATATCTTTGTATAGCTTTATAGGGGATATCTTCTACTCTAAGATAACAAGTTGTTGTATTGTAGCTAAGGATTTATCTAAAAATACTATGAAATTGGACGTCATATTTTTTGAAGATAGAAATAAAAGATCCGCAATTTTAGGTCTACGAAGAGATAAACGCGGAGTATTTAAACCGGTTACTCTACATTTTACAAGCGCTAAAAAATATGCTAAAGTTCGTAAAACAGATGTGAAAGCAATTAAGTGGTTATAAACACTCACCGCAGGCTTAGGCTTGCGGTTTTTTTGTTTGCTCTGAATCAAGAAAACATCTAACCAACCGGCACCAATGTCGGTAGCAAAATAAATGGTTTGCCTGAAAAATAGAGTTAAGTTCTATTTTGCAAAAACACGCATTTTGAACGATTAGAAACCAAAATCTAAATCCTATTGTTCAAAAAAGCGTTTTCTTGAAGAATAGGGAGGAGGAATGGCAGGGTATTATTGTCAAAAACGCCATTTTGTTAATAATAGATCCTTTTCATTTTTTGATTATTGTCAAAAACGGTGTTTTGTAAAAATAAAAAAATAATGATTTTTTCATAACTTTTTATTTTCTTTTACGAATAGATAAGTAAGGAGGAAGAAAATATGAACATTTTGAACATTAAACTTGCAAGCGTAGAGCAGACAGATTTAGGCTTTGAGCATTGGGTGGATGTAACTTACCAGGTGCCGGTTTTGAAAAATGAGTACACGGTCAAGCTGTTGCTGCTCATGGAATGCAAGATAGAGGACCAGGAAGTGATTGAGTATCTGGTCAGCACTTGGAAGTATCGTGATCTCGTGTTGTATTCATTGCAGATGTATGAAGTTGAAAATAATGTTACTAACTCTAACTTATCTTGATTGGGCGTTTGACGTCTACACCGGAATTGCACAAAACCAACAATGACAAGTCAGTAGCGCGAGCAACTATCGCTGTCAACCGTCGTTACAAAGACCAAAACGGTGAACGTGAAGCTGATTTTGTCAATATGGTCCTATGGGGCAGACTAGCAGAAACTTTGGCAAGCTACGCAACCAAAGGTAGTCTCATTTCCGTTGATGGGGAATTGCGTACCCGTCGTTTTGAGAAAAATGGTCAAATGAATTATGTGACCGAAGTACTTGTTACAGGATTCCAACTTCTGGAAAGTCGTGCCCAACGTGCTATGCGAGAAAATAACGCTGGGCAGGATTTGGCAGATTTGGTCCTGGAAGAGGAAGAATTACCATTTTAAACATTGAAAAGTCTGAGTTGCTCTTAGGCTTTTTTATAATGTCTAAATGTGTTACAATGAACTAGTTGAAACTTTTTGGAGGTTGGAATGAGTAGAGAATATACAAGAACAATCGTCAAAA